ACCAGTAACTAATGCTTTCATCTTAAAATTCCTTCATATTTTTTATTTTGTTTTTCTTGATTATCAATTGTCTTATAATGTAACATACAAAATGGCTTCTCTGTAGGTAAATGTGCATATGTTTGAAATCCTGTTATCATTTCATGAACTGGTTTTTCCCATTTTATATTTGGTCTGTTTTTAAATATACGACCTTGCCAATCTGGAAAATTTACCCAACCTTCTTCATTTACACTCCATCCCCATTGTTGTATATGTTGTTGAGTTAAACCTTCAACAGTATTGATTCTTGGTAGATAAATTAAATCTATAGGATTTTCTTTTAATATATCATGTACATTTTTTATTAACCATCTACTTATCATTTCATCCGAATCCAAATTAAATGAATAATCACCAGAACACATAGATTTTAAATGATTCTTTTGACCTGCAAAATCCCCCAATAAACTTCTTTGTTCAAATACAATATTATGTACAGAAACATAAAAATCCAATAACTCCTTTGTTTTTTGATTGTCGGAAAAATCATCAAGAATAACAATTTCATCTCCTTCATCTTTCCACTTCACCAAAAATCTTAATAATTTTTCCAATGACTTAGTTTCATTGTGGGTAAGTATAGAATAACTAATTTTCATTTATTAGGATCTCCTCCTGGTTCATGAATTAAATCATCAATTATATTAACTACTTTTAATGACGATAATATATTTGTCTTATAACTCCTATATGATTGTTTAAAAATATTATCTGCCAATACAACATCATTATAAAATTTTTTAGGTGTCATATGTGAACGAGCTTTAGTGTTTGATATTTGTACCCTAAAATAATCCTCTTTTAATACTATCAAATTCTCAAAGCCAGTTACTCCCTTTTTAAAATCAATAACAGTAAATAACTTATTAATTTTAGCTGGATTTATATAATTTAAATTTAAACCTTCAAACACTCTTCTACCTTTGTTATGATACAAAAACAACAATATAGGTCTTGGATCGACTACACCTTCTTCGGAATAATTAAATGTAACTATCATACCAGGCAATAACTTTCCTATAGGTATAGTTTGTTGTGAAGTAATTATCTTTCTATTATTATATCTGGTCGCCAATGGTTTTCTCCAACTTTTCTACCATCTTAAAAGCATCACTAAAATGTGGTACTACAACTTCAGTTGATGGATCAGATCGTGCAAACAATCTCCATTTTAATTTATCATCTTCAACCAAAGGTATAACCATGTAATGTTCGGTTTGAAATACAGATGGTGCCCACCACCTATCATTAAAGTTTTTGCATATTGCTTTAAAATCATCTGGAAAAGGATTGTCATTTATATGAGATTTCATATTTTTATTTGAAGCATATCCACAAGTTAAACACTGCATGTTTTGTTCATCATCCCCAAGTAAAACCATTTTCTCTTCAATACCACCACCATCAATAAGACAGTTTTCACCATCATTTGGGCATTTAACTTTTAAAAACAAATCATCCATTATGTAACCTTTTTTAATTTTGGCAACTTAATGGTTTGTAATGATTTTGATTTATCGTTTCCTCCCCCGACTTTTTTTAACTTTGGCAACTTCAATGTAACAGGACTTGGAATTGTATCAAGTGCCTTATCAAGAATAGAATTAAATTCTTTTGCCATTTTAAAAAGAGAAAATTGTTGTCTATTTTTCTTTCCCAATCGTTTTCCTTTTTTATTTATAATCTTAAATTTTTTATAAAACATTCTTATTTTTCTAATCGCATCTGCTTCATTCATATTAAACCATTTACTTGGTTCAACTATAATAGACTCCCAAAGCATAGACTTTGGTACTTCTTTTAAAAAACCATTAATCAACAATGACTCTTTATCATTTAAAAAATCCATATGACCACTCCATTTTGTAGCAATCACAGGTAAGTCGCAGCATGAAGCTTCTAATGTGGGTCTACCAAAACCCTCACCATGCGTACAAGTTAAAAACGCTTTTATTTTTGGATTATTATATAACATTGCCATTTCTTCAACTTTCAAATCACCATGAATTAAATAAACACTTGGTATTGAATCAACTTGAGAAAATTGCTTTTTTACATCTTCAATTTTTCCTAAAATATCTTTTTTATCTAATATCGAAAAACTAGCTCCACTTGTCTTTAATACCAATGCTGGTGGATTAGGATGATTTGCAAATGCCTGAATAAAACATTTTATCATTAAAGCTATATTTTTTCTATCTTCACCAAAACCACCTTTTGTCCATTGACCTACATGCAAATAAGCAAAATCCTCTTTTATCAATTCAGTTAATTCATCCGTAAAATCAGATTTTATTTCAGAATTATTTAATGGTCTATAAATGCCAGTATCCGCACCTTCGAATAAAACTTGAATAGGACGTTCAAGTTTAATTTCTCCAGTTTTTTGTTTTTGCCCATCTGGCGTATCTTCCATCCGGTCATAATTACATCTTGAAAATGTTTCTGCAGTAAATGTTGATGGGACAATCATTAAATTCATATTATTACATCCCATTAAAAACTCTGGAGAAACTACATCAGTTTCAACACCAGCAGTAATACCAATATTAAATTTCCCAGGATTTTGAAATTCATTTGGAATTCTTATATCAATATACACATCAGGTTGTTTATTTAATTCTTGGGGATTAATAAACGTATCCAATAACCTTTTATGTTTTGGAACATCAGGATTAAGATGATTTCTTGGAGTACTGCCCCACCTAACATCAACACATTTTATATCAATATCATCTCTATCCATAATTGAATAAAAAAACGACCTCGCATGATCTCCATAACCACTACGAGTATTAAATGGAGCACACATTACTACTGATTTCTTCATACTTTTATCATCTCATAAGGTTTACAGGGTTTCCAATTTTCAAATGCACCATTCATGGAATTAATAAAATTCTGTCCCATTTCAGTAGCAGTCATTTGATTTTCTCTACAAAACTTAGCCCCCAAAGCACCAAGTTTTCTTCTTTTTTCTCTACCCATTTCATAAAACTCACGAAGAAGTGGTGCAACATCTTCTGGCTGACATCTATCATCCCAAATATAAGGTGTCGGTGGTGAACCTTGTAAAGATATAGAAGTCGGATATACAGGTTTAACCCATTTACCATGATTTTTATAACGTCCACGATGATTGCTACCCAACTCAACATAATCCTCTGGTGTTAATAACTCACCATCATCATTTCTAAATCCACATTGGTCTTGCATTCCACCTGTAACATTTACAATAATAGGAGTTGTAACTGTAAGAGCTTCCGCACTGCCTAACCCAAATCCCTCATTAGATGCAATATTAATATAAACATCAGCCGAATTAAATAACAAATTCATTTTATTATCATCCATCGGACCACCTCTATCATAAGTAAAACATACATCATAATCAGGAATAAGATGTCTGCAAACCCTCGGCAAATCAGTCCCATTATCATCACAGGGTTGACAATGCCAAATTAATACACATTCATCTCTTTGTTTAGGAGTTAATTTATCCATAAAATATTTATAAGCTAATAAAACATCACCTGGTTGTTTTCTCCTAATATTTCTATTACTATATAATATTTTAAATTTTTTGTCTGATATATCATATTCTTCATTAAATTCTAATAAATTTACATCTTCATCATCTACCTTTTTAAATCTTCTAGAAGAAATCCCATGAGGTACGTAAGTTATTTGCCAATCTTCATAATCTGGCAACAATCTCCTATTAATTCCATAAGTTTGTTTTGATATTGCCATTAACAAATCACAACTTCTATAATACAATTCATTATATTGTGGATCTGGCAAATCATCCCAAATATTATAATAAAATATTGGCATAGTTCTACGTATTTCTGCTTCCATATTATAAAACCAAATCCAAAATCTTGGATCAGTATAATGAAGAATCGCATCAGGTTTTTCCATTTCTAGAACTTCTCTTAATTGATCCTCATTACCATAACCATCAACTGGGTATATTTTCAAATACCCATTTTTGATACCAAACTCTTCAAGACCCCGAGACATATCAACAATCTTACCCTTTTCAGGATGTTGTATTGCTCCACCAATTTGAACCCAATCATATTCATTTAAAGTTTCCATGACAATATCTTTAGATACAGTAGCAACGCCGCTATGCATCCTCAAATCATCTGACATCAATAAAATTTTCTTTTTAGCCATATAACCCCATTAATATTTTAATCATTCAACAACTGTTTTTTAGGTTTTTCTTTTTTTAAATTCTTTTCAATACCTTTTAATTGTCCTTCCATCCGCTGTAATATCTCACGTATTTCCTTTAAAATCGTAATATCTACTCTATCACCTATTTCTCTACCGTCCATTAAAATCTACTCCCACTTATAAAAAGTTTATCATAACTTTCCATTTGTTCTTTTATGACTACATCATGCAAATATTGATGAATTGAACGATTTACTAATTTTTGTAAATTCATAGATGAATTAACTGTTTTGAATTTAAATTGGTTATATAAACCTTTTAAAATTTTGACCGATGTTAATTTTGTTTGTGTTTTCATATATATAAATATATATATTTAATCAATAACAAGAGTTTTTTTATCAAAGCCTTTAGCATAATTTATCGTAGACATACTACCTCTCGATTCTATCCCCCTTGGAATAAATGCCACTACATATTCTGAATAAATAGCAATCTGTTTATTGCGTGCAAAGAAGTTTCTCACATTATATGGTTTTCCATAATTCCGTTTATGTAAAGGACAATATAAATTATGTGATACGTGTGCTGGTGGATACTCCTCATATTGTAAACCAAGTTCAAGAGCATATTTCTTAGCATAATAATCAGCACCTTTTGGACACCCACCACTAACAATAACCGTACCAGGACCCTTCTCCCTTTTTAATTTAAATATGAACTGTTTTATCTTTTGTCGATTTTCATATTTACGACTGCCAACAATACCGACCTTTAATGGTTTTAAAGTATCTTTCCCCATTTACAATGCTCCGTATTATAAAATTCACAAAATTTACATGCACTTCCAGGTTTTGCTGAATAATTCCTATCTATCTTATATTCTCCCTTTGAATCAAAAATCAACTCACGAAATTCATTAAATGCCTTCATAGTTTTATTCATACTTATTTTTCCATGTGATGGCTCAAACCGTTGTAACCTACTAATTGGAAAATCTGATTTCTTTGCTATTTTTCTTTTCAATATTAAAAACAACACATCTATCTTATCTAAAGGTACGCCAAACTTATCTGAATAAAACTGTTTATACAATAATAGCTGAGATGTCTTGTGAAAGTTTTTCTTTTGAAAATGTATCCAACCTCGTGTTGCTGTTTTCAAATCAATGATAATAATATCACCAGATATTTTATTGCGAAGTACAATATCCAAATAACTTCTAAACTCTACGCCTTCTTGAACTGTTGTAAATATAGGAACTTCAACTCCAACCAACTCATAATTATTTTTTGTAAAATATCTATTACGATGTTTTCTAAAATGTTTAATTATCTCAAGACCATCCTGATAAAACTCTATCATATCTTTTTGTTCACATGGCAAAACTCCCCACTTCTCTTTTATCTCATTAAACTCTTTGACCATCTCTTCTTTCAACATATCATCAAGTAGTAATTTATCTGCAGATACTATTGACTTATTATACATCTCATTAAGATAACTTTGAATAACAGTATGCATAGCAGAACCAAATAAAGTGTATATATTTCCGCCAAACAAACTTAGCTCATCTACATAACGAAGCTTCCATTTTAAATTACAATCGTTATAGGTTGTAAATTGTGAATGTGAAATTGATTTCATACTATCTCGTCAATCAACCCATATCCCAAACAAGTTTCAGCATCCCACATCAAATCGTGTTTCAATATTTCGTCAAGTTTCTTCATAGGTAATTTTGTATATTTCTTATATACATTTTTAATTGTTTTCATCATCAAATCAAGATTTTGCTTCTCATCTTCAAATTCGGAATACTTTCCCCAAAAATTACTTGATAATTGGTGAATCAACATATAAGAATTTCTACTCATATACCGACCATCACCTACCACCGAAAGAAACGTAGCGGCACTGGCACAAAATCCATCTACATATGTTTCAACTGGAACTTTACATCTTAATATTGTATCCATAGATGAAATACCTGCAGTAATTGAACCACCACCTGAATTTATCAGCATCTTTATAGGTGGAGCGTCTATATCTAAAGTTTTTGCCATTGTTAAACTTTTAGATTCTAACTCACCTATCTTTTTATTGAGTTCTACTGCACTTTCTCTGCTTATACCAGCATAATAATAAATCTTGTTCTCGTGAACCGCTATATGTTTTTCTGGTGGCGCAGATTGTGCACCTTTTTTAGTAGATGATTTCTTTTCACCCCAATGTTTTTCTATCATTATTTGCCCCCATCCCAAGTTGTGAAAAGTAAATCTGCAACTGTGTCCGCTACTATATCTGAATATTCATCATTTACAGAATGTAAATCTGATATGTAATGTCCAAATAAATGTCGAGCCTGATATACAGGCTCACAATCCATTTTCTCTGGATCTGTATTTATTCTCACTTCGTTAAGTGGGTCTGTATAATCACACGGATCTGTATCTAATGCTGGTCTAATTACTGTAGGTTTTGGTATTTTATAAGTATCACACAATCTACCAAACTCAGATTCCACTATTTTATATTTACTTTCTATTTGCATTATTTACCCCATTTTCCTCTACTAACAATTGTTGCCATAATTCCATAATTACTAACATCGAGATAAGCATCTTCAATAGGTTCGTCTTTTACAGCTGACTCTCTGTTATTCATCAGTAATGTTTTAACTCGTTGTATTTTGTCATTCATCCTGAAAAAAAGACCCATTAGGGATAATCTTACTTCTTCTTTAGTTTGTAATTGTGTTCCAACCGATATATTACTTGGGCCATAATCATGTTGTTTATGTAAGAACAATTCATATTGTTCTCGTTGAATCTTCTTGAACTCTTTGGTCATTTGTGGCCATTCGTGTTCCATTTGTTGAACAACAGACTTTCCGATCCAAACATCTTTATTTGATTTTTCTGATGAATGATCTGTTAAATCAATTTCTTTTATATCCATTTTGTACTCCTATTTTATATGTACTGAAAGATTTATATATAATATAACACAAGCTAATATAAGTGATACTATAATTCTTTGACTTGGAACTTCATGTAATACTAACGCCGTCATCATACCAAATGTTAATGTTGCTATCCCAAATCCAATAGGTCTAACTGCCCAATACTCTCCAAAGTACTGGTAGAACATTCTTGTGGAATAAAAGAATAGATAACTGATTGGAACACCAACCAATATTATCCACCATTGTGATTTCGCCCATTCCCATCTGAATTGTGCATTCATATGAAACCAAGCTATAACGTTTCCTAAAAAACTCATAACTAAAGCTAATATTAATTTATCTTTCATCTAATTTTCATCTTCTTTATTTCTTTATCAGATTTTCCAAAATTTTTTAACAATAATTTCAAATCTTCTTTTGTCATCAAATCATAATAATCAGCAGCTTGAAGTTTACTCACTTCAAAATATTCCATAATAAATGGAACTACTTTATCATTTGTCTTTTCTTTCTTACCACTCAAATATCTGAGATATGTCTTTTTCTTTGGTAACAAGTTACAATAAAATTGATATACTGCTTTTGCTGGCATAACTTCAATTGTATATTTCTGAAAATAATTCACAAATGGTAAAAAATCATCATTCATACTTAAATAACGATTTACCATAAATGGACTAAACTTCTTTTTATCAGCATCAGAAAATGTGTCCCAATTTCGCTTGCCAACAAACAATTCATTTATCCAATCAAATAAGTTCATTTATTTCATCACTCAATGGTAGTAACTCACCACAACTTCCACAATTAAACACCTGAATTGGTGCAATTACTTCTTGTCCTGTTGGTGATATTATCGCTGATAATCTTTTTATTACATAACCTTGAATAAATATTTTATTATCACATTGTTGACAAGTCATAGTTTCTGCATCTTTTAAATCGACTTGAACTTGTGCCGTTGGTAATGGTTTCATTGGTTTTGTATTCATTATAATCTCCCTAATATTTTTGATACAGTAGCAATAAAGTTAATTTCTTTATCCACCACTAATACATCTTGATAAGCTCCACTTGATATGTCTGCTATTATTTCAGGTATTTTATCACCCGTAAATGTTTCTACTTCATCATACAACAACTTAAACAATTCAGTATAATCCGTGAAATTGCTATTTGCAACCAATTTACGAATTGTCCTTATATCAGATTTGTTTTTTATCATTTCTAAAAACTGTAGTTTAAATTCGTTGTGTAACATCCCATCTTTGTCAATTTTTAACTTACCATCAATTACTTGTCTTTGTAAGTCATTAATTATTTTACGTAAGTCAGGATAACCAGCCGTAACCACAAGAGCTATATCATCTAAATTACAGTCAATATCTTCGACTTCAAGAATCTTTCTAACATGAACAGCAACTTCTTTTTTGGACGGTGGTATTATTTTATATGATTGACAACGACTCCGTATTGGTTCAATAATTTTCTCAACATAATTACAAGTCAATATAAATCGACAATGAGCAGAAAACGTTTCCATAAGATTTCGCAGAGCTGGTTGAGCAGAATTTACATTTAAATAATCCGCTTCATCCAGTATGACTATTTTCATAGGATTGAAACCTATTGAAGAAGCAAATGCCTTCAATTTGTCTCGAACCAAGTCTATATTTCGTTCATCCGACGCATTAATATATAGATAATCACACTCAATAGAATTAACAATAATTTTAGCAAGTGTGGTTTTGCCGCCACCAGCTCTGCCATATAAAAGTAAGTGTGGTACGTTTCCATCATCTAAAAACCTTTGAACTTTGGTCTTAAGATGTTTATTACCAACATAAGTTGATAAATCTTTAGGTCTATATCGCTCAACCCATAATCCATGTGATTCCATATTAAACCTTCTGTGATACTAACCAATATTTAGCATTAAAATCATCAACACTAAATTCAATATGTGCTAATCCCTTATCAGAAATTTGCAATGTTGCATTAGAACATTCTTTATTAGCATTCAAAACCTCTTTAAAAAGATTAGCATTAAAAACAATAGATTTAGTCAAAGCAACTGCACCACTTTGAGTTTTAATACTGATACGGTTTGAGTTAATATCACTATAACCAATAACAAATTCCAAACCACCACCTATTGGATTAATTGCAAAATGTTCAACATCAGCCAAAGCACTTTTACCACGAATAAAAGAATTGATAAATTGACTATCAATATTAACCAAAGTATTGAACTCAGGAACTTTCTTTAATTCAGGAACATCAGGTATAACACCAATTGCCGCTAATACATAATCAGCTGACATTACTGAATCTGTAAAATGAAAAGCAACAGGGGTATTGTCAACTTTAGTTAAAGTAAAATCAACAGTATCAGCTAAAGTACCTAACATCTTAAAAAGCAATGGTGTATCATAAACTCCAACTTCAAATTCAGGTAAAGTTTGTTTTGACAAAGTTAATTCACCTAATAAACTTTTGTCAGGTGAGATAAATCTAGTGGACAATGTTGTGCCATCAGAATCCCATTTTACAGAATTCACTTGTCCTCCAAGATTATATTTTTGGATAAAAGCATCCAACACTATTTTATTCATAATATTCTCCTATTATTTATTATCATTTAATTTAATACTTTTTATTGTAAAAGTCAATCAAAAAAACCTTTCGATTGAAACTTTTTTATCAATTGGCATATCCCACTTCATAGAATCGTAAAACATTTTAATTTTCTTCTTTAATGCCTTGTCAAATAACTTATCTCTATCTATATACTGATTTATAAAATCCATAATTTCTTTTGGATCATCATAACCTTTAAAAGCAACAGCATCTATATTAAACGGATTGTCTTTTAAATATACCCATCTTATCTTGGATGCATTTCTAATTGGTTCACAGTTATTAGCTTTAAAATATTTTAACAAATCATTATAAACAA